TGACCAAGCTTGGAGCCTCCACCAAGACTATCCATATCGGAAGCTTTTCAGCTCCCGGAATTATCGAGACTCCTGCGGGAAATCTCTTGCAGGTTGAACTACCTATCGAGATCCTCTCGAGTTGGAGCTAATCAATGGCCACTTATGTAATCAAATCAGACAATGAGCTTGTTGGCGTGGGCAAGGGTGGAACCATAACCGACGCGCAACTCGAGGGATGGGATATTCCCCATCTCTTAAAAACCGGGATACTTGACGAAGTACCCACGAAACCAAGCAAGGAGAAGGAGTAACCATGCCCGCGCCGACGATTTACTTTGCGCAAAATAGCTATTTCAAGCTAGGTACCTACGATCTCAGCCAATGCGTCCAATCAATCTCGCTCAATATCAATTATGAGCAATTAGACGTTACGGCGAGCGGAGACGCTTCACGGAAGTATCTCAAGGGCCTTGCTGCTCACCAAGTAAGCGGAACCTTATATCTCACCCAAGACGCTATTGCAGCTCAAGCTACCCGTGCGGTACTTGATTCCCTCAAAGGAACTGCGGCGGCTTTTGAGATTGCACCTAACGGATCTACCGCTTCAACAACCAACCCGAAGTATTCCGGGTCACTTTTTGTGAACGGCTATACCCCGGTCAATGGCGCTCAAGGAGATATTGCTACCATCGATTTCACCTTCGATTGTACTACCGACGTCACAATCGCGACGTCCTAAGAGACTAGAAAAGAGGGCTAGAAAATGGCAAAACTGAAGATCACGCGCGATACCGGCGTAGTTGAAGAATATGAGATTACGCCGGCCATCGAAGTTGCTTTTGAGGCTTACGCAAAACAAGGCATATACAAAGCTTTGGGAGAACATCAAAAGCAAACGGACGTTTATTACTTATGCTGGGAGGCAATTAGACGGTCCGGGCAAACGGTAGCTCCCTTCGGAGATACTTTTCTTCAGACGTTAAAGAAGGTGGAGATTTTAGATTCTGACCCTTTAGATGGGTGAGCGACTCCCGGACGCTCACTTATCAAATCGCCTCGATTGCGGTCGAGACGGGGATAAGTCCGCAAGACTTGTCGGAATGTACCCCGGAAATGTTTGCCGCATTGGTGCGAGTGCTGAACGATAGATCGGAGGCGATGAAGAATGCAACAAGGAGTGCGCGTCGAGGGCGTAAGTGAAACTCTTGCCATTCTCAAATCTTTCGATAAAGAAACGCTCAAGGCCGTCAATAAAGAGATATACCAAGAGGTAAAGCCCTTGGTCGGTCAAGCTCGCTCTCTTATGCCCGATAAAGCGCCTATGAGCGGATGGGGAAAGCCGAACAATGGCGAATGGGGTACTCGCCTTCTTTATGATCCACGCAGCGCCAAAATGGGCATTCGGACCCAAATTAAGCCGGCTCGTCAGCGTGGAGGCAACGTCAAGGAGCGCACTTTATTTCTCATCCAAGCAAATCCCGCAGGAGCGGTCTTTGAGACGGCTGGACGCAAAACCAAAGGCGTCACCAAAGCCGGCGAGCAATTCATTCGCAATCTGGAAAATCCAGCCCGCGGCGGCTCGGTTATTATTGGAAAACAAAGCCGCGTTATCTGGGGCGTTGTCCTGGATAACCGCGTCAGGATTACTCAAAATACGGAAAAAATAATTCAACGATATATGAATTTTTACAATACAAAGTTGGCTGCATAATGGTCTTAAAAATACCCATCATCTCAACCTTTAACAATAAAGGAATCAAAAGCGCTGAAAAAGATATTGGCAGTTTCAGCAAAACTCTTAAAAAGTTTGGTCTTGCTTCCAAGTTATCAGCTGCAGGAGTTACCGCAAGTTTGGGCATACTTGCCAAGCAATCTATTGCAGCCGCGATGGCTGAGGAAAAGGCCGTCAAAAGTCTCAGCCTGACCTTGAAAAATCTCGGGATTGCCGCTGCCGATAAGCGAGTCCTCGAATTTATTGATCGGCTTCAATTCGCGACGGGCGTCTCCGAAGATCAACTCCGTCCAGCGTTTCAACGGCTCGTCACGATTACCAAAGACGTATCCGAAAGCCAGCGACTCCTCACGCTTGCGATGGACGTTTCAGCTGGTACGGGTCAAAATCTCGATTCGGTTGTTAAGGCACTTGGCCGGGCCTATAACGGAAACAATTCAAGCTTGGGCCGTTTGGGTATTAACCTGACCAAAGCTGAACTTAAGACTTCCAGCTTCGAGCAAATCACCGCCAAACTGACCAAGACTTTCCAAGGTCAAGCTGCTCAAGCTGCCGATACCTTTGGCGGCCGGATGGCCAAACTTGGCGTGGCTGCCTCCGAAGCAAAAGAAATTATCGGCAATAGTCTCAATAAATCCATTGACCGATTCATTGAAAACGCCGGCGGTATTGATGAAGTGACCAATTCCATGCTGAGCTTTGCCAGCGCAACCGGTAAGGCCGTCGAGGCCGTTGGTCTATTGGGATCAGGATTGCAAACGGCGTTGCCAAGCAAGAGCCTTCTTCAACGCATAGCTGATAACTTTGCACAATTCGGAGCGAGCATAAGCGGATTCGGTGGAAATTTCCGACCTTTTGCAGCGGGCGCCATGACGCAAAGCGGAAAATATACAATCGGAGCCGAGCGATATAGCGAAGATAAACGAATGTTTGCTCGGGTCCAAGAGCTGAAAATCGCCTCCAAAATAACCAAACTCAGCGCAGATCAATTACGCAATCAACGTCAATTGGCGATGAGCAAGAAACTGGCAGCAAAGTTTGACCAAGATTTCATCGCGATTGAAGCTGCACTCAAAGGCAAAATCAACGAAGAGGAAAAGGCCCGGCTTTTGGCGATGAAAGCCGCCAAAACCGAAAGCAACGCTGATGATGAAGCGGCTCTCAATAAGCTTAATGACCTGCAAAAGAAGGGCGCAGCTGAGGAATTAGCCCAAATCAAGGCAGCTGAAGAAGCTCGTTCCAATGCCATCGCAAAACAAAAGTCCGAATATCAAGCGTTGCAGGAATGGCTCAAATCAAATCCTTTTAATATCTATACAACTTTCACCGGACCAGCCGGCCAAGCCGTAACCGTACCGGGAAACTTTGGGGCGCCTGGATCCAATGTTGCCTCCACCGGAGTCAGTACCAACGCAAGCTCAGGATTGCCACCGACTAGCTCAATGCCGTCGGTTAGCTCGGGATCATCGGCGAGCAATATCACTGTGAACGTTAGCGCCGGGACAATTGCTGACGAGAATAAATTGACCTACATCATTTCCAATGAACTCACCAAATTCGTCCGCTTTGGTGGAGTGACCGCACCGGCTGGATTTATTTAATGCCACTACCTACCGTCAAAGTCGTCGTCAATTTCAGCTCCGGAGCGAGCTTTGGTCAAACGATGGTCCTTGGCACGGGCATATTAGATCAAGACGTCTTGGGAGACGCAGCGCCTTTGATTGTGGACGTTACTTCCCAGGTCCAAAATATCCAAACCACAAGAGGCCGAAATCTTCTCACCGAGCAATTCCAAACTGGCACGGCGACTATTACTTTGGCAGATCAATTGGGGTATTGGAACCCACAAAATTCGGCAGGGCCTTATTACGGCCAATTATTGCCTTTGCGCAAGATACAAATTAGCGCCGTGGATCCATCAACCTCGACGACTTACTACCTTTTTTCAGGCTATATCACTTCTTACAACTATCGCCAAAGCCAAGACGTCGGGGAAGTCTCTACGACGACGCTGACCGCTCTTGACGCGACCCAATTGCTCACCTTGGCAACGGTATCCACGGTAACCGGCGCAACGGCCGGAGAGACCACGGGAAACCGCTTTAACGATATTCTGAATACAATCGGATGGCCTTCGGGAATGCGCGACGTCGATACTGGTCTTACGACTTGCCAAGCTGATCCGGGAACCGCTCGTACCGCTTCCAGCGCTTTGCAAACGGTCGCAAGTACTGAGTTTGGCGCTTTTTATATTTCGCCCGAGGGCAATGTGGTCTTTCAAGATAGGTCCGTCACGGCAGGATCCGTGGCCGGGACTCCCACCGCTTTTGTCGATTCCGGAGCCGGTATTCGCTACTCCAATGCCGATTTTCGATTGGATGATTCTCAAATCTTTAATCAAGCGAACGTCAGCGCTGGGGCAATATCCGCCACCTA